TGGACGGATTCTGCAAGAGAAAACCCCATATAAGGGGGAATTTTTGCGCGTTTACACCGGATTTGGTGCGTCGATCTGGTATACACGCCCTCTGCCGTCGACTTTTCGCGAGGCGATGACCAGCCCGAGACGTTTCTTGAGAGCGCCGGACATGGCACCGCGAACTGTGTGGGGTGCCCATTGGAGGCCGGTTGCGATCTCTTCGATTGTAGCCCCCTCCGGTCTGGACAGCATGTCGATGAGGGCTGCTTGTTTCGTGCCCTCGCGCGGCGCACGCGATGTGGGTGCTGCCCCCGTCACCGCAGCCTGCGCCGCAGGTTCATCGGTCGGCGCGTCTGCTGCGTCCAAGGGCGCGGCGTTTGCGGGTCCTGCCTCCTGCGCAACCCCGACGGCGTCGAGCCCTGCTGCGGTTGCGACCAGTGTGACGCCGTGACCATCGCCGGTCTCGCGCCAGATAAGCTCGCGCTTGCGCAAGTCTGCATCGACCTCTTCAAGCAGGCCTTTGACGAGCATCGTGCCAACCACCTTGGTGGCGGCACCGCCACGCAGGTTGGTGGGCAAGGGCAGGGCGATGTGGTCCGCCCGTTGCGCGGCTGCGCTGAGGATGATGGATTGTGTGTCGGTCAATGTGGTCATGCTGGACCTCCGGTTTTGGCCCCGCGGTGTGCGGCGGCTTCTACCGGGTGAAGCCCGCCAGAAAGGCGGGCCTGCTGTTTGCGGTGCCGACCGGTCAGGTCACGTCGTCGGTTTCTGCCAGAATGGCGTAATGGGTGACCCATCCATCGAGATGGGGCAGGCCTTCGGGGATGCCGTGACTGGCCTCGGTCTGGGCGGAGATGCCGCGGCGTTGCCATTTGTCGATCGTCGCCTCGAGGGCCGCCCTGGTGCTGGTCTCGCCAGAGCGCAGGGCGTCAATGACCTCATCGGCGAAGTGACGTCCCATCTTGCTGTCGAGGAAGTCGCGGATGCCGATCATCTCGGCCTCGCCTTGAGCGTTGATCGCCTCGGCGATCAGGGTGCTGGCCAATGTCCAGAAGACGGCGCTGGTGCAATCGCGCAGCGGGCAGGTCGTGACAGTGCCGTAAAAGCCGTAGGCGGTGTTCTGGCTGGGCAGAATGGTGTTCCCGGACCGCGGGACCCGGGACTGACACCCTACATGATCCCGTGGTCCTCGGCGGTGCATCGCGGCGGCTACCGCCGGGTGGTGGCGGTGACCTCGGCGCAGTCGGGCAAAACCGACAGCATGCTGGACATCATCGGGGCGCGGCTCGATCAGAAGCCGGCACCGATCTTGTATGTCGGGCCGACGAAAGAGTTTCTGACCGACCAGTTCGAGCCACGGCTGATGGCGCTGCTGGATGAGGCGGAGACGCTGGCGGGCAAGGTGGTGCGCGGCCGGCGGATGAAGAAGACGCTGAAGCATGTGGCCGGTGTGCGGCTGCGCCTTGCGCATGCGGGCTCGTCCACGGCGCTGAAGTCGGACCCGGCGGCGCTGGCGCTGATCGATGAATACGACGAGATGATGGCCAATGTGAAAGGCCAAGGGGATGTGCTGGGTCTGGTGGAGGCCCGCGGCGAGACCTACGCGGATTTTGTCACCGCGATCACCAGCACACCGGCGCGCGGCCTTGTGGAGATCGAACCGGATGATGCCAGCGGTCTGGAGTTCTGGGCGCGGTCCAGCCCGGAGGACCTGGAAAGCCCGATCTGGAGGCTCTGGCAGGAAGGCACGCGGCACCATTGGGCCTGGCCGTGTCGGTCCTGCGCGGACTACTTCATCCCGCGCTTCAAGCAGCTGCGCTGGCCAAAGACGGCCAGCCCCGCGCAGGCCAAGCAGGCCGCAACGCTGGAATGCCCGCGCTGCGGCGCGCAGCATGTGGAGACCGACAAGGTCTGGATGAATGCCCGGGGCGCGATGGTCGCACCAGGTCAGCAGGTGGCGCTCAAGGATGACGCAGCGCATGTCACCGGCGCACCGGCAGACAGCGCCACGCTGTCGATGTGGACCTCGGGGCTCTGCTCGCCCTTCGTGACCTGGGGCCAACGGGCGGAGACCTATCTCACGGCGCTGCATTCCGGCGATCATGGCCGCATCCAGACAGCGATGAATGCAGGCTTTGGCGAATGCCATGCCATGACCGCCTCGGGGGATGTGCCCGACTGGCGGGAGATCCTGGAGCGCCGCCAGCCCTACCGGCCCGGGGATGTGCCCGCGGGTGGGCTGCGGCTGGTGATGGGTGTGGATGTGCAGAAGTTCAGCCTCGTCTATGTGATCCGGGCCTTTGGCGCGCGGGGAACATCCTGGCTGATCGACAATGGCCAGCTCTACGGTCCGACGGAGGACGATGACGTCTGGTCGGCCCTGGCCGATCTGATGCTGACACAGGTGGGTGGGCTGCAGATCGAGAAGGTGTTCATCGACTCAGGGTTCCGGCCGGACAAGCCGGAGCTGGGCAACGAGCACAAGGTCTACGAGTTCTGCCGCCGCTACAGCTGGCTCTGTTCGCCCACCAAGGGGCGGGATCAGCAGAGCCCGCCCTACCGGGTCTCGAAGATCGAGGTGAAGCCGGACGGAAAAAAGGCGCTCTATTCGATCGATCTGGTGACGCTGTCGACCGACTTCTTCAAGTCGCTGGTGATGTCGCGCATCCGCACGCCGGCGGACCAGCCGGGGGCGTTTCATGTGCATGAGGCGATCACGGAGGAGTATTGCAAGCAGCTGACCTCGGAGGCCCGGGTGGTGATTGAGGGCAAGCCGGTCTGGGTGAAACGCTCGCGTCACAACCACTATCTCGACTGCGAGGCGCTCTGTGCCGCGATCGGCTACACGATGAATGTGCAGCGCATTCCGGAGGGCGTTGAGCGGGCCCCGAAGCGTGAAGCGGCGGTGCCCGGAGGACATGATCAGGCGCAGGTGGGAAGCGCAGATGCTGAAACGCCGCCGCCAACATCGCGCTGTTCCCCAGTCCGCGGAGGCGGCGGCGCGCTGCGGGCGCGATTTGCGCGCCACGGCAGCAGGTTGAACAGATAGCGCCAGAACCGGCTCAAGAGAAGCCGGTGCACAGAGCGCAGCGCGGCAGGCCACCGCGCAAGATGGCAGCGCCCTCCAACGAGGTGAGCGAACGACGGAAAGGAGGGCGCTGCCGTTACCCTTGTTGATGCGCGTGCCTTCGAACAACACAGCAACCCGGGCAGATGCAGCTCGGTATCGTCACGAATCCGCACTGCGGGGCAAGGTAAACCGCAAAAATCTCAGCATGTCCAATGCGCGCGCATGAATACCTATATTCCGCGGTGAGGACGAAGAAAGATGATTTGGCAGCGCCCTCGGTTTGGATCAAGGAGACCAACACGGAGCGTCTGAGGGCGCTGCCCGTGCTTTCTGTCGTAAGATGGGAACGCACGACGTCAGCACACGCAGCCTCTCATCGCCAAAACCCGAGACTGCCAAAGCAGTTAAAAAACGAACTCCAAAAAATACAAGAAGAAACTGTGCTGAAGCCGCTGCCATCAACGCATCTGGAAAGCGGAGGCAGCGGCAGGCGGCTGGGGCAGAACAGGTGCAGGCCAGCCGCTGTGGAGGCATAGCGCTGGCGGGACCGCTGCAAAAGATCAAAATCAAACGCGCTGGATGCGTCGCTGCCAGCGGCACAGTCCTCCCAAACCTGCGGCGGCAGCGACGCCCTGCAGTGACGCTGCGTGTTCGCGCGCTCCAGCAGCGTGAGAGAGGTAATTCACATGTTCGTGAAGTCAAAATTGCGTGGCCTCTTCTCAAAGGCCTTGCCACCTGCCCTGACGTCCCCGGATTCGCCCATGCCGCGCCCCTCGGGCAAATACATGCGCGGCGGGCGCGGTGTGACCTTTGCAGGGTGGAAGCCTGCGCTGCGGGAGGCGCAGGACGATATCGGCGAGGCCTGGGATGATGCGGCAGCACGGGTCAACGACCTGCTGCACAACAGCGGCTGGCTGGCCGGTGCCATGGAGCAATGTGTGGCCAATACCGTGGGTACGGGGCTGCAGCTGAAGGCCCTGCCGGAGAACGAGACCTTCGGCATGACGCCTGCGGAGGCGTCCGATTGGGCCAAAACGGTGGAGCGGCGGTTCGAGCTCTGGGCCCGGAGTGCGCAGGAATGCGACATTCAGGGCCTGCGCACGTTTGGACAGATGCAGGCGGCGGGGTTTCGGTCCTGGCTGGTGACTGGGGAAATCCTCGCGGAGCTGCCCTGGCGCAAACGCCCATGGAACCGCTACGGCACCAAAGTACGCCTGCTGCCGCCGCAGCGTCTGTCGCGCAAGACCGAAAGCCTGCGACGGCTGATCAACGGGGTCTATACCGATGCCGACGGCATGCCGGTGGGCTACAGGGCCATCCGCAAGGACCTGTTTCGTCATGATGTGGAATATGACGTGCGGGCACGGGACCGGGCGGGACGCCCGCGGGTCATCCATGTCTTCGAGGGTGCGCCGG